AAAAAAATAGCTTCAAATCTTCCAAAGGCACAACGATTGATATTATTATCTGCAACACCCGAAAGTTATCTGATAGGCGAAACTGGTTATTATTATTTGAAATTTGAAAAGAATATATCAGTAAAAAAAGACCTTAACTTATTATTAACTAATAACATAAAGAAGTCAATTGATAATATGATAAATAAAAATAAAAAACAATTGATTTTTTATAATAACATAAAGAATTCTAAGCAGTTAGCCAATTTTTTTTGGGAAAAGGGTATAAAATTTGAATTATTGAACGCAAAAGAGAAAACAGAACATTCTAATAATATTATAATTAAACAAAAATTAGAGTATAATAAATACATAGTTACTAGTTATGTTAACGCTGGTATTAATTTTTTGAATCAGAACTGGGACGATGTTATTATAATTGATAATGATAATACAAATGTCTTTGATACATACCAAATGACTGAACGGTTCAGAAAATTAAACCCGAATTTAACATATATAAGAAGAAAAAAACGGACGTTAGGACGGGTTTTGGATTTAAATTTTGATTTGAATAAATTGAATGATGAATATAAAAAAGCGGTTCAAATAACAGATTTATTAAATCATAATTATTCAACTAATAAATATAATGATTTAAGTAGTAATGATAATATAGTTAAGACAGACAGGTATATAGTTAACAGGGACGGAATAAAAAAAGATATGTTAGAAGATATTTTTTTGGAAAAATATAGAATATATGATGATGTTTGCGCTGATTCTCTTGGATATTACTTTAATGTCCAAATTAATAATGAAAATTATGAAGATAAAATAAAGACGGTTCATAATAATGATGAATTATTAAAGTTCTGGGTTGAAAATCATAGTATTATTATTAATCAACCTCATTCAATT